GATACTGGAAGAAAAAAGAAAGCAGATGACAAAGCTCCGTCAGGAGAAAGATTTTTTAGACAAACAGCATTAGACATTGCACCAAGTAACTTGCCATCAGGCTTTGACTTTGATGCAGCTAACAAAAGATTTACATCAGGTTTTGCAGTAAATCCTAGTAATTTTAATAGACCACCAACACTAACTGGGTTTACCCCTTTTAGTAGCTTTAGACCTTTTGCCTAATGAATGAAGGTAAATTATCTCAAGATGTTGAGAAAGGACATAAAGCTGATCTGTTATTAGAAAATGAATTACTACAAGAGGCATTTCAAAAACTTGAAGAAGAATTTACAACTGCTTGGAAACAGACAGCATTTGATCAATCTGTCGAAAGAGATCGGTTGTATAGTCTCTGTCAAGCCTTAGACAGTTTGAAGTCGTACTTAGCTAGTATGGCTCAAAATGGTAGGTTGGCAGAAAATCAACTTAACCAAATAAGAGGTAAAAAATGAATGTAGACTCGCAAGAGAGCAATCAAAATCTCAGTATTCTTGATGCAACAAATGAGGTTCTAAAAGCATCCCAAGTGGAACAGCAAGAGGAAACTCAGGAAGAGCCACAAGAAACTGAACAACAAATTACTGAGGAAGAAACAGAAACCGAGCAGACAGAAGTAACTGAAACTAGCGAAGTTGAAGAAGAAGCCGAAGCTGATCAAGATGTCGCTGAAGAGGTAGCAGAGGAAACTGAAACTGAGGCACTATATACAGTTAAAGTAGATGGTGTTGAAGAGGAAGTGGATCTTAACGAACTCAAAAGAGGATATATTGGTGGGAAAACCTTTCATCAAAGAATGAATGAGCTACACAAAGAAAAACAAGCATTTTCAAAAGAGGCAGATCAATATCGTGCCAATAGAGATGCTTATGCTCAAGGACTTGGTGAACTTCAAAAACTCTTTCAGAGGCAAGAGCCAAACTGGGCAGAGTTAAAACAGACTTTGACACCTGAACAGTATAACTCAAGGGTCGCAGATTACACTCTAGAACAAAACAACTTGAGGAAGTTGCAAGAAGAACAAAAAGCTATTGCACAAGAGCAACAAAGAGAAGCCACTATCAAATGGCAAGATGTATGTGTAAACGAGGCAAAGCTATTGTTGGACAAAGTTCCTGATTGGAACAAGGAAAAACAAGATGCTACAGTTAAGTTTGCTAAAGAAGTGCTTAATTTTTCAGATGATGAAATAAGCCAAGCATCAGACCATAGAATGATACTAGCTATCTATGGAGCATCACAGAATGCTAAGAATGAAGCTTTTAAACCTCAAGCAAAGAAGATTGTAAAGAATGCGCCAAAAGCTACTAAATCAGGGCAGCCAAAATCTAAAAATGAAATCTTAAACAATAATCGTAACAAATTGCTCCAAGCTTATAACAAAAATCCAACTAAGCAGGGTGCAGTAGAACTTTTAATGAAGAGAGGGTAAAATGGCTACATTTACAACTTCAAATGCTGTAGGAGAGAAAGAGTCTCTTGCAGATATAATTTATAGATTGGATACAAGTGAAACTCCAATCTTTTCAGCAGCAGATAAGATCACAACAAGTGGTGTTTTCTACGAATGGCAGGTGCAGGAATTAGCTGCAGCAGCAACAGATAACCATGTAAACGAGGGCGCAGACGCTAGTTTCGCAACTCCAACAGCTACCTCAAGACTTGGTAATTATCATCAGATCTCTGTCAAAGACTTTGCTATCAGTGGCACTTTAGAGTCAGTGGACAAAGCAGGAAGAGAAAGAGAGTCAGCATATCAAAAGGTATTGAAATCTCTTGAACTGCGAAGAGACATAGAGAAGTCTGTTGGTGATACAAATGTCGCTAGAAGCGCAAGTGATCCAAGAAAATCAGCATCTTTGATTACATGGATGACAAACGTATCCAAGCCATCAGACATGGGTCATGGTACTGGAGATGGAACAGATACTTGTGATTTAACTGGTACAAACAGAGCATTGACACTTGCTCAGATTGAATCAGCAAATCAGGAGGCATGGGAAGATGGGGGCAATCCTCAGATTCTTGTCTGTTCAGCTACCAATAAGGCGAATATTAGTAATCTCAGTGCTGCAGGAACTAATCTTGTAACAAATCAGGTAAATGCAACAGCAGGTACAGCACCATCATTTGTAGGTGCAGTATCAGTGTTCTTAACTGATTTTGGTGAGTTACAATTAACTCCGTCAAGATTTTTAAGTAATGATAAGTTATTTATCATTGATCCTGATTATGTGTGTATTGGAACTCTAAACGGAAGAAACTTTGCAGAAAGTGAGCTTTCAAAAACTGGAGATGCCGATAAGACACAAATTGTTACAGAGTTTACTTTGGTTGTTAAATCACCAAAGGCTCATGCAGCAGTATTTGGATTAAACGGATCTTAATGAGATAGGGGGAGCAATCCCCCTTTTTCTTTGGAGTTATTATGAAAAGATTATTAAGCACTGATCCAGTAGCTAAGAAAAAAACATTTATGCATTTTGAGAATGATGGAACAACTCATGTTTCAACAGAACAAGATGTAACTAAAATTATTGATAATAATAAAAATCAAGCAAACGATTATCAAAAAGGTCAGATGATTGGAAATACACAAAAGCATTTTCAAGAAGTCGCAAACATACCTTTGGCAGTTTATTTTGATCTAAAAGAAAAGCTAGGTGATCCAAGCAGAGATCCTGAAGCAAGAAAAAAATGGAAAGTTTGGTTAAATGATCCTGACAATAGGGCATTTAGAACTGGTGGGGGATACCTCTAATGGCAATAACAAACTACACTGAGTTGAAGTCAGCAGTTGCAAATCATCTTGCAAGAACTGATTTAACAAGTGTTATACCTGATTTTATATCTTTGGCAGAAGCTCGTTTATCAAGAGAGCTAGAAACTAGAGATCAGGAAAAAAGAGCAACAGCAACCATGACAAGTGGTGATGAATATATTGCTCTGCCTACAGATTTAAGAGAAGTCAGGGAAGTCAAGGTCAATCAGAACCCAATCAAGGTTTTGGAGTATATGTCACCAGTTGCTATTGATAGTAATTTTTCTTCAGGTGCATCAGGTACTCCACAAGCATATTCTATTGTGGGTCAAGAGCTAAAGTTAAGACCTATTCCTGATAGCTCAGATACATTGGAAATTATCTATATTGGTAGTCTTACTGCATTGTCAGATAGTAGTTTGACCAATGATATGCTTACAAGACACCCTGATGCTTATCTTATGGGTAGTCTAGTTGAGGCTTATCAATACCTTATGGATGATCAAAGGGCATCTTTATATGATGCAAAATTTTCAAGAATAATTGAAGAAATACGAAAAGATGAGCAGAGAGCGCACTATGGAACTGGCTCACTACAAATCCAAAGTATTTATTTAAGACAAAACAACGCAGGACAATAGGAGAGTAAAATGTCAGCAATGTCAGACTATCTTGAGCTTAAATTTCTAGATCACTTTACTGGAAGAGCAGCAACCAGTGCGCCATCAGCAGTTTATGTTGGTTTATCTACTGGGTCTTTTGGTGATGATGCATCAGGAACAGAGATAAGTGGTAACAACTATAGTAGAAAAGCAGTGACTTTTGCAGCAGCTTCAAGTGGTTCTATATCAAGCAATGCAGCAGTTGAGTTTGATGCAGCAACTGGATCGTTTGGTAGTGTTAGCCATTTTGGAATATTTGATGCTAGTTCAGGTGGTAATTTATTATTTCATGGTGCTTTTGCATCAGCAAAGACTATTGCATCAGGTGATGTTTTAAAAATAGCATCAGGATCATTAACAATAACAGCAGCTTAAAATGCCATTAGGTGTTCCAAATCTTGATCAAATTACTCAGACTTTGGACTCAATTAGTGGTTCATTAGATACTGAAGCTGATTTATTAAAAGTAGAATATAACAACCCAAACTTAGAACAATTAGATGGTTGGGGTCTAACATTAGATGCGCTTGATGCACTAGGCAATATGGATAGTCTGTCTAGTCTTCAGGTTAGACAAGCATCAGCAAGTATAGCAACTACAGCAAGTGCTAGTGCAGAAATACAGTTTTCAATAGATGTAACTGCATCTATATCAACATCTGCAAGTACATCTGCAAGTGCCATAAAAGCAAGAACAGTAAGTGCAACACCATCAACAAGTGCAAGTGCCACATCTACTGGAACAAGAATACAATTTGTTTCAGGAACACCTGCATCAATAGGTAATGTAACTGCCACTGCTAATTTTGAGGTTGGTGTAAGCACAACGATTGCTACATCAGCATCAATGTCTGCAACTGCCAATAGAGTTCAGTTTGTATCATCAAGCATAGATACAAGTGCAAGTGTTACTGGTGCTGCAACATTAGTATTAGTGGCATCAGCATCAGTTGATACATCAGCTACAACAAGTGCCTCTCCAAACTTTGTTGCTAGTCAATCAGGATCAGCAGATGCAAGTGCATCAACAAATGTGGTTGCCAAGATACTTGGTGAAGATTGGACTATAGTCGCAGTAGGATCAGAGACATTTTCAACAATAGCAGTAGGTAATGAGACATTTACGACTATTGAAAAGGGCAACGAGGTATTTAGAATACAATGATAAACTTTGGTGAATGGTTGCCTGATCAACCTGATTTGAATTTAAATGGTGTAACAGTTGCAACAAATGTAATTCCTGCAGCAGCAGGTTATAGGGCAATACCTGATTTTGTTAGTGTATCAAATGCAGCAGACAGTGCTTTGTTGGGTATATTTGCAGCAAAAGATAATACTGGAAATGTCACATTGTTTGCAGGAGATGCAGGTAAACTTTATAGATTTAATACATCAAACAGTAATTTAGTGAGTACAAATACTGGTTTTTCCTTATCAGGAGCAGAAAAGTGGAGATTTGTTCAGTTTGGAACAAGTGTAATAGTTGCAGGTGGTGTAGGTGAAAGTCTGCAAGAATTTACATTAGGAACTGATAGTGCATTTAGTGCTTTGTCAGGATCACCACCAAAAGCAGATTTTATTGCTGTTGTAAGAGATCAGGTATGGACAGCAAACATAGATGAAGGTTCAGGAAGAGTGCCTTTTAGAACAAGATGGTCAGCTATAAATAATTCCACTAGTTGGACAGTTGGAACAGATCAGGCAGATTTTCAGGATATTCCTGATGCAGGTGCAATCACTGGGTTAGTTGGTGGAGAATATGCAACCATATTACTTGAAAAGGCAATAGCTAGGGCAAGTTATGTTGGATCACCTTTGATCTATCAGATTGATAGAGTTG